CTCGCTATTGATATATCGCTAGTATTATCTTGCAGACAAAGGGTATATGTTAATTTAGTAGATAATTTAGATAAACTAGATAGTATTTCGCTTACCATATCGCTATAACCCAGAGAAATCAACGCTGTATGGTAGCCACAATGTATAGTTTCGGTATCTAAAACACAACATATTGTGTATAGTTAGGATTAGATAGTTAGATAGCTTGTAACTTTACAGTATACGCTGACATTATATCGCTTAGTATGCCTGCGATAACCCCCCGAGCTATGGGATATATATAAAATTTAAAAAAAGAAAAGGGCCGAAGCCCTAATCTTTATCTGCTGTTATACTTATGGTCTAGATATATCATGTATGCACCAAGTGCCATAGCTAATAATGATATACTTAATAAGAATACGAATGTATTTAAGTCATTAGCATACTCCATACAATGTCCGTCACAGTCTCCAGCTGATCCGCTTGCACCAATCAAACCTAAGAGAATAAGTATTGTTCCAATTGTTTTCATCATAATTAAATCCTTTATGGTTGTGAGAGGAGCCGAAGCTCCTCTCGGTTGACAACTAAGCAAGTGGTTCGAACTTACTTGTTGGTGTGCCCTTCTGAGGCAAAGGCTTAAGAAGGACTAGTTTTGGTTTGCCCCATTTGGCGGCAAGCAAACAAGGCACAAGACCTTTTTTCCTGCCTAGAGGAAACCAAAATGACCAAGTGTTAAGAGGCACTTTGTGCTTCTTAGACATTTCGTCAGCCTTCGCCAACAACTCAGAGGCGTTCTCTGAATTGAAAGCACCATTTGGATCTGCCTTGAGGCGCAAATCCTTTGCAACCATCTTGGTTACAGCTGGCTCAACCGGAAAACCGGTTAAGCCAATCTTAGCAGGAACCACCACGACAGGTTCTCTGAACAAACCAAGAGTCACATTACCTTTATAAAGTTTAGACATAGTCTATCCTTTCCAGCTCAATGTGAGCTAATGTAAGTATTGACTAGATACTTGTTATTGTCAGTCAGCGTTTTGCTGATGTTATAAAGCTATCAAAACTTTACGCATTTGTCAAGTTAAGCAGAAAACTAGGCTTTCTGGAGTACGATAGCTAAAGCACTAAACAAGGCAATAAATAAGGCAAAAGGGGGGGCACTTGGACTGCACGCGCGTGCCACCCCCCCATATAAGTAAACCTCATATAACAAGACCCAAAAAACAGAGGTGTAAAGTTTACTGCTTGACATAGTTTTAGTTTTGCGTATGATGTCGTTATGGATACGCTACCATTGAAACATACTAAGTGGTCAGACCGTTTAGCTTTTGATGTTGCTCTTATGTTAGAGGGCAGCGGTGAATCTTTAGATGAAGTTATTGAAAGACACAAAATCAAAGCGGAAGATATAATCACTTATAATAAGGATCAGGTTTTTCTGAAGAAGGTTGAGTCTTACAGGAATGAAATCCGTGATAAAGGAATGACATTCAAGGTTAAGGCCCGGGCACAGGCAGAAGAACTCCTGACAACTTCTTGGACTTTAATACACAGTCCTGATGTATCAGCTGCAGTAAAAGCAGACCTTATTAAATCAACTGTCAAGTGGGGCGGACTCGAACCAAAGAATGAT